ATACCAGCATCAGATAAAACACGCTGAATAGCAGTATGATTAAACCAAGGAGATCGTTGCTTATTCACACCCATTGCATTATCATCACCATAAGTAATGAGAGCCACACAACTCTTAAAAGCTTGTGTAGATTGCTCTGGACTTAGTTTATTAAAACAATAACGCATGTAAAGTGAATTAGCTAAACTGTTAATAATAACAGTTAAAGGGTGTCCTGATGGATTACTACCAAAAAACTCGACAAGATCTCCATTGAAATCTGTAAGTGGGAAAGCAGTATCTTCAGCAATACCTTGAACGACCATAAGATCTTGAGGACTATAACCAGCCTTTTCGCAAATGCAGCGAAGAATATCAAACGATTCTAAAATCACTTCCGCGGGCATAGTCTTATCAAAAGATGCATAATCTCCAGCAACTTGGCAATCATCGCCAAATTGTGTAAGATATGATCTAATATCCTGCCATTCAGTAGAACACGCATTCGTACCAACAGCTGTTTCAAAAAGAAACTTATTCTTTTGAATCAGCCGAATCACTGAAAGAAGATATTTCCGAACCACAAAAGACCAATCACCAGGTCCTCCTGAAAATACACGTGTCTTTGCCAAACGAATCTTCTTAAAAGAAGTAGCTTCATCTTTCAAATGGCCACAAAAATTTGGCATATAACGCTCACCATTATGGTAGCGCTCAATACATGTATTTATACGATCACGAATTTCTTCGGTAAATTCTACAGGTTCAGTCAATCCATTTATCTCTGGAATAGGAAGTAAATAATATTTCTTACCTTTCTTCCAAGGGTTACCCATACTAGTGTTTCGATTCATCTTATCAACGAATTTGACACCAGCTGCACCATTTAAAGCAGTAATATCATCATAAACCATTACCTCAGAGAGATCATCTTCCGATAATCCGCTAAGAATATCAGCAAGAAAAGATTCCTTGCACTCACGCAAGACAGTCTTATCCAATTGTGTAACAGGTTTAACCATATCAACTGCAGCACGACGCCATGGTGCCCACCCCTTCATCACAGGTTTATCATGCTTAATTTCATATCCTTCCTCAATAACTGACGATTGGATTAAAGTTGGCACTACCTTCGATTTGGGAGTTTGCTTAAAACCATCAAATGATCCATACACGTTTGCTGTGCCTTCCTCAATATAGCGAAAGACTGATTTTTCGTGAAGATCAGTAACAGGACGAGTAATACTCGCACTGTTCAACAGTGGAGGAGCACACTCAATAATAGGTTCAGGAAATAATCCAATATAAGATTGGACCATTTCACGCGTAACAGACGTACACGCAGCATGACACCTATTTGGTGCACCCATAACATGGATACCCACAATCATGGGGCCCATACCAGAAAAACCTAGAACTATAGCCCCACAATCACCACTAACAGTGGGAGAGTTAGGAGAATAAGTCCAGGAATCACGAATATGGAAAGTTCCATCTGTGGTTTGAGCACCAGAACGAGACAATGCGCGCACTGGAGCATTCCATAACTCACCGTCACGCGCACGTGCAACAAGTGCTCCATTGGATTTAAATTTTACCACTTGACTAGCAAATAAATCAGTAATATTCTTTTTAGGTGGCAGACACCTCAAACGAAAAATACACGTATCTGTTTCAGGAAATCGAATAATCTCACCTTGTGTTAACAAAATGGTCATATTCTGATTAATCCCCTGAGAAGGCGCTGTAGAAGTAACAATAGTTAACTGTACATCACCAGCAGTTGTAAAATTATGATTATTAGTTAGATAAATATGACCAGCTAAACATATAGCACGACCCTCCTGACGAGCCATACGACCAAACGAAATTTGTCGTTCAGTCGAAATGTGTACCAAATTGGGTGCTATTTTATCAACTACCTGTGAGGGGGATAAACTATTCCACGATGTGGTACGAGCACTTACATCAAAAGATGAAAGCTCATATTCGTCACGGAACCAAACATTTTGGGTTTTATCATCTGAAACAGGAGGTAACGCACCAATTTCTTTCGAATCAACATTACCTTGAGTAGCAAACGGATTTGAAAACATGGTATACATTTTATACATACCAAGTACTACGCCACATGCAGCAATTAATGTGCCCAATAATTCGGGCACTCCAATAGCTTCACGCACTTGTTCTCCCATACGGAAAAACTGTGAGCGATAACCCATGTTAAATTTAGCATTATCTGATTCATCACCTTCCGATGCATCAGAAAAAGTTTCCTCAACATCAGGAAGATCAAGACCTGAGAACGAATAATCGTTCTCATTACTTGAATCATCATACCAATCACGCTCATCATCAATATGGGGGAGAGTCTCCCCCAAAACTAATTTTTGAATGCGATATCTAATCAAAGGCGTATCAAGCGCATCAGAAGCTACCTGATGGAAAGCCTCAGTCTTAAAAAGACCAATAGCACCATCAAAAGCAAGCTTCTTAATACGTTGTGTAAAAGTCAAACCAGATTGTGCCTCCATACACACACATTTCTTATGTGCGCGAAAACACGTCTTACAAATTACAATATCAGACATATTAGAGGAACTAGCTCCTACCAATTTTTGAACATTTTCATGTTCAATAGAAACACGTGAAAACCAGGCAAGGAAATCATCTACATCAGTAAATTTTTCAACTTCAACAAGTTTAGCACGCTGTCCCTTGCGATTAGAACTCGCAGGAATTGGGCGCTTAATAATAAACTCCCAATAATCAGGCCACTCACCTTCAACCATACGGGTGAGAGAACTATCAAGCATACACTCGTCCTTCACAAATTCAGGTTTAACACGTACATCAATAGTGTACGGGAAACGCCTTTGCATAGCTAAGGGAGTTTGAAAATAATGAACAGCATTCAAATCTTCACAATTAGTAGTTGCTACTACACATCGTGCACGAAAAGGAGTACGTCCTTTATCTTCGAGAGCTGCTTGATCAGGAACAAACGCTACGCGATTGTTAGTTTGAATAGTTTCCATTACAGATGGGTCGCCTTCGGACGCCTTATTAGGGTGCATAAAAGCAATATCATCCATGATGACAAACCATTGAGACGAATTAAAACCATCCCAATATTTAGCAGTAGGATTGTGAGTATATTTAAACTCACTACCTAGTGGAAGATCAAAAGTCTTACCATACTGTAAAAACAGCATGTCAGTAATAGTAGTCTTACCAATACTGGACCCACCATATAAACACACACAGAAAGGAGCATCACGCTCCTTCTGTGCTTCTCGCTTAGTTGTTTGAGATGCAAGAATCATATGGAGATCATTGACCAAACCACGAACCATCTTACGTTCAAATTCACCTACGCGAATAGCATGTTTATAAATAGCTTCACCTTTCTCAATAGCCTCTCGCAAATCTGCGAGATACTCAAAAAGGGTGAAACCATGGGCTTCTGGAAAAGCCAATTGCAATCCACGACGCTTCAATAATGCAGCTTGGTCAAACCATTTTTCATAATTTGAACCACTGTGATAAAGTGGATCCAAAGATCCAGTCTTCATACACTGATATCCACGTTCACACACAAACAATAATGTAGTTAATAACGTGTGAACAAAATCCGGTCCCATATGGAATCGGCGCTTTAAAGCTTCAGCTTCAATAGCAGAATATCTAAAGAGATCAAAATTGATCCCAAGTGCATCAAACACTGAGAAACTCAGTGCATACATAGCCAATTTATATAATTTCTTAAAAATTGGTGCGTTTTTGAGTTCTTCATACTTATCTAAATATGAACGAGCTCCCATAAACACATCCTCAGCGGATTGTGTTTCCATCTCTTCACTAAATAAATTTTGGAAATAGTCAATGACTAATTCCAAATTCTTCTGTGAGAAGAAGGTTTTCCCAGTGCGAAATTTCACAAAAGCAACAATAGCTGAGACACAACCGTCCCAGTTCTTACTATTTGTAATCAAACGCATAAAAATATGAAGATCCTCGATGAGTTTTTCAACAAACTCACCATCGATCCCCTTAGCGCCTAACCATCCACCAATCATGGTGTACAGGTTATTTTCAGCACGAAATTGTCGATCACTCGAAGTTTCACGCTCAGCGCTCTGTGTTACTAACTTCCCCTTGCGGGTAAGCATTTCCTCACACTGTAAAACATGTGTGTAGGTTGGTAGTAACAAAGACCCCCGCGGGGCTGTGTCACTAACAGATTTACCTCTAATATATTTATTAGGGGATTTAATACCACCCATCATAGGGTGATATGAGATAGAAACAATCGCGTCTAAACCAAGATTGTATACACACAATGGTGTAGGATCATATGGTTTGATGAGGGTTGTTCCTGCAAAAAGTGAAAAATATCCCAACATAGGGATAGGTTCCGGATAGAGTTCATCTTTTGAACTCTTTTCAAGACGGTGCCAATTTCGCACACGAGCATGTAACTCGCTACCAGTAGACGCTTCAAAAAAGCGATTACGAGTCGAAATAGTAACAACATCTGAATGGGCCTCAAGTTTTTTGAGACCACTGATATGAATGCGGTGAACCACATCATATCGATCAATTGCGCAAGCAACACGATTGTTCTTGCGATGTTGGAAAAGAGCACCAACCATTTCGGTCATGCTACTCTTAAAAAGTTTTTTAGCCTCAGCTGGAAACGGATTAGAAATTTTATCGGTCATCGTTAAAATTATTAGTTGTATCTGAAGTTTAAAAGACGTATTATTTCACCCAGTCAGGGATATCTAATTTATTAGAATCAACTATTGTGACTTTTACACTATAGTAATATGATATGGAGCATTTAAACAAAGTTTGCTCAACTAGTACTTGATCCTCGGCTGCAACTGCAGCTGTAATCTAAGCCATAATCATGATTCGCGTCGTCCAATAGGAGCGGAGAGGCGGTTCATATGTTTTAAAAGTCTAACATGTCAGGAAAATCCTATTCAATGTATGCTAAACATAAAAGTTTGCTATCAGCGGTATAAAACGGAAATGGACATAATAAGTCCTTTTTATTTGATAGAATTTATTAAGTAAAATAACTAAACCACAAGATGTGGTACAGATTGCACTGTTTATACGCAAAAGCGTTAGATCAAAATCAATCATAACATAATCAAAAGCCGTCCTATTAAAAATAGGAACAGGTCTTACATTGGAATATGATATCAATATAATCAATACTTACTAGAGCTCTCAATGAGATAGATTTTAAAGTTGGTTAAAATATTTATTTGGTATTTAAGGTAGCGGGTGTTATAAGCACCCACTCCAGAAATAAAACGTGTTCGTTTTATTTTTAAAAATCAATGTGACTATTGTATCTCTCAAGACATCCACGCAGGACACAGCATGGTGGAGCTAAAAAGTATTCCGGAGGATTTGCACGAACATTTAAACATGAGTTCGGTCTATAGTATCTACCGAGATAAGGGTATCTCGGGCAACTTAGTGGCGAATTATCAAAGCCGATGTTTCGGACTTGGTATGCTGTAATTAAGTACAGTCCACAAATGCAAAAAACCATTTTACAGAACCGGTACATACAACGGAAGTAGCGTTAATCTACTTACA